CAGGAACGATCATATGGATATGCGGATGTAAAGAAAGGTTCTGTCCCCAAGTATTTAAGCAAATAATGCATCTATTTCTTCTGTAGTTATTGCTGTAGGAAAGTCCTTTTTCACCATGTCGGTCACTCTGTTTGCGATGTCCCTGTAGATATCCGGTCTGAGTTTTTCTGCTGTCACGCTGCCTTTCATGATGTTTCCAGCCGATATACAGTTCTCGGCCAGATGGTTGTGTCTGACCGCTCCATGCTGGATCTTGGATGAGGTCACACAAATGGGTCCTAGGTTTATGTCCGATACAGAGCCGTAGGCAAGCTTCGATCTCGTTATTGCCCTATCCGCAATTTGAGCACTCGTTATAGTTATCTTGGCGAGTTCACTCTTGACAATCTTAACGACCGCATCGTTCTCCAGTTTATCGTCCATCATGGCGAGCATCTTGCTTAACTCGACAACGATGTCGTAAATTTCCGTGCCGACACGCAACGCTGTGTTCTCTCCAACCTGCGTTGCGTCTCGTATCTGCTCTGCCATACGGAGCATTTTTTGAATATCCTCGTTCATGCCTTATGTGCTTTTTTAGTTTCCTATTGCGTGAATGTGCGCCCTCGTTCCTCGCTGTGGCTTCACCTCCCCTTTCGGAGTGAATGCCTTGAGGTATTCGAGAGCGTCTGATAAATATCTTTCTGCCATATCCATGATGTCGTTGTATTGCTTGTTGTTCGATACATCTTGAACATGGTCTGAATAATCGTCTCTGTGGCGCATTCCACCTGCTCGGCTTATAATTGTGCCATCGGCACGGAAAAGTCTCGCATACGTGAAATAAGCGATTGCCTTGCGTATTCCGCTGGTGTACTTCTGCACCTTGGTTTCGCCTTGGCTGCAATCTCCCTCCTTCTTGGTGGTGTATTCGCCACCGTCCAGGAAGACCGCAGGCTGGAAATCGGGCAATACTGAATCACCCCACTCTCCCTGCTCGGTCGCTGCCTTGAAACGTTTCCACCCGATGGCTGGTATGATGTTCGTGTCCTCGCTTTCACGAATGTATGCGTTCACTTCATTCTCATCTAGGTGTGCGCTGGTCGGTCGTGCCAGTTCCCGGAACTGATCAACCGTGATAAGTTGCTTTCTCGTATGTTCTCCCATAGGCTCAATCAATTAATCTATCGTATTGTTCCCTGCCACCTCGCTGCTGATATACTTCAACGGCTGCAGCTTTGGGTCTAGGTTCTGAATGGCTGGATCGTGCCAGTTCTTGAAAATCTTCTTGAAGGCTCGCTCAACGAAACGCTGCTCGGTCGTCACTTCGCCTGCATAGTATTCGTAGGCATCCTGCATAACTTGTCCGCTGAATCCAAGCTTTCCCATACGGATGGCATAGAAGAGTTCTTGGTGGAACTGTGCATAGATGCGTTCAACAACGCTGCTGTCGGTCACGGAAAACTCCTTGTCGAAGTTCCTTGTAGGGAAAGCAACAACCTTCGGTTCGTCTTCCTCGTTCTCCACCTCGACAGCAAGAATCTTCGCTGTGTTCTCGTCCCCCTGGAACTGCAGAAGGTCTTCATCGGAAATCATCTGTCCGCTCTCCACCTCTTCGCCTTCCTCGTTGAACTTAGGCACGCCCTTCTTGGTTACGAGCATACACGATACAAGGAAGTTGTTTCTCACGTTCCTCATCTTCACGTTGGCCAGTCCCTCATCGGTCGAAATCTCAGTGATGGCAGAATCGTAGCTGGCTGTCGGATAGATAAACTTTCCGTCTAGGCTCTGCCACAGAATCTGTCCTTTATAGCTGTCGATGCCGCCAGCGTTCTCAATCTGTTCAAGAACGATTTCGGGGGCTGGATTGAAGACGTTGATGCGCTCAATAGTCTTCTCGTTCACAAACAACCGCTTTCCGTTCCTCGTTTTCTTCTGCTCCCAGTCGGGATGCAGCAAGACGTGCTCCACGTTCCCCTTGTCGTCCGTCTCTTCAAGGCGGCAATTCTCGAAGGGTACGTGGCTCACGCTCGACACCTGCCCTAAAACGTTGTAGTTAACATGAAGGGCAAACCCCCCAAAGCGTGCGAGGTCTTGCGCAACGTTCCGAAGCAAATCGTCTGCCGTGTCCCCTTGCCAGTTCATCGCTAACGCTGCGATAACATCGCTGTCGAAGCCGTAGCCCTCAATGAATCGTGCGTAGCGGTTGAGGCAGAGCATTGCCGTTCCGCTGGCTTCCGTGATGCGTGCGAGGTTCTGCGGATATAGATTATCATATCCGTATGCCTGCATCTTGAATCGGCTGACGTAGCCAATATCAACCCTTCGCTTTGGCTTTTTAACTGTCTTAACGTTCATGCTTGTGTCGTTTTACTTGTTGTTTTGTTACTCTTCCTTGCCTGCTTTTTCGGCTTGGTCGATGTCTTCCTTCTTGTCGCTGCCTGCTGGCTGCTTGTTCTCGATGAGTTCATCGCTGGGTATCTTCTGAAAGTAGCTCTCCATGTGTGGGTACTTCGTCAGATATTCATGCGCTACCTTGTCGGTCAGGTTCTCATTCGTAAAAATCTTACCATGGTAGAAATCCGGGCAGGAAATGATGAAGCCTGCCTTCATTGCGTAATTACATGTTTTTGGCATTGCCTTTTCTTTTTTGAGTTTTAGATAAATTTCGATCAAAGCATCGTGGTAACACTGCTGGCAGGTCGTTGGCACGAACCGCTTGCGTGTTACCTCGAAATAGAGAGTTTCAATAACTGCCTTGTCGGTTGCATCAAAGGGACTGTCAAAACGTGCCTTCAACTCTCCGACCTTGGCTGTCGCTTCCTCGTAGGTCATGGCTTAACCTCCTACGGCTGCTGTTGTCAGACTGGCGTACTTGGCTGCCGTGGTCTCGCTGTCTGTGTCGAAGAAGAAATAAGCTGCCTTCGGTACGCTCTCCTCTTCCAGCGTGATAAGCCAGCCACCCTCGGTGTCGTCTGAGTACTTGTCGTTCTCGCCTGCGCTTGCCTTCAGTGCCTGCGCATATCCGAATACCTGGTACTCTGCACTTCCGTCCGCTCCCTTTGAAAGGTTGCGCAGGATGATAACATACTTTCCGTTCGCCAAGCCGTCAATGATATTTGCGCAAACCTCGGGTGTGTTCGCAAGCACCACGATTGCCACGGTGTTCTTCCAGCTGTTGCGATACGTGCCAACGGTCAGCTCGGTCTTGGTTCCAGTGAATGGCTTGCTGCCTTCCTGCCGGATAGCGTATGCTTTCTTGCCAGTCTTCAAAACTAATGTTTTAATTATATTGCCCGCTACAACGGACTTGGTGAAGTCGATGTCGTCTCGGTTGATGATAAGTCCATCGCCCTCCAGTCCCTTCGTTACTTGGTCTTCGCAAGGGATGATGATGTCCTGGGCGATAAGGCTCTCGCAAGTTGTTGCCATATTAATTCGTTTTTAATTGTTATATCCCCAACACCGTTTTGTGGGTGTTGAGGACTAATACTAAACTGAAAATTTGGAGCGATTAGTAAGCTGCATGGATCATGCCCTCTTCGAGGAGAGCCGTGCCAATCTTACCAGTAGCATAGAGATAGTTCCTGCGCTCCTTCTGGTCGAACCAGATGTCGAGGTCGCTAATGAGTGAATCAGCGTCAGTACCAACCATGAGGTGCTTAGGATTGCAGAATACCGCACGGTGTGGAAGGTTGACTGTCGTTGTGCCCTTCTCGTATGCTTTAATCATTCTGTCCCAAATGCCGACACGTGCAATCTTCACTCCGTTGTAGGTCGCTACTTCGAAGCCATCGAACAACTTCTCCCATGGCATAATGTCGTGGTAGGTCTTCTTGAGGTCGTTTGTCAGTGCGTCGGCAAGCGAACGTGTCATGAGCAATACGGCATCGCTGTCGTCAACGATACGTGTGTCTGCATCCATCAGGATGGTGTCCACAAGTGTAGTAGCCGCACCACTCTTGCGCAATGCAGAAATCTGCGCTGCTGCCGTGGTCTCGCTGTTGGCTGCGATGGCGGTATGGTTCTTGGTCGCTGTGGCTGTAAAGATACGCTTGAAGAGGCCATCGCAGACGTTGAACATGTTTACGTCCGACCCTGCTGTCAGCTTGCCGCCACCTGCACCTGCCAATGCTGCCGCCTTGTCACCAAACCAGCCGAAACGCCAAATCATCTGCTGTATGGCTCGCAGGAGTGCATCGGTGTAGATGGTCATGAAGTCGGTGCTGTTAAGGTCGCCAATCTCTGTTCCAGTCTTCAATGAATACTCAGCGATGGTTCCCTTCAATGCCTCGTAGCAAATCTTAATAGGGATTTCCCACTGTCCGAGTTCCCAACGATTCTGAGAGTTGGCGATGCCCTTCTCTTCATATGTAGGGTCGCAACCGCCACCCTTCTTGCCGACCATTTCCATCTCTCCGAGAAGAGCGATAGGGTCATTTTCTTTGACCTTCTGAATGTTCACGAAAGAAGAGAAATCTTCATCGTTGTAGAAGGTTTCCTGCATTGCATCCTTGATGCTTGCGAGGTTTTCTGGCTGGAGTTTAAGGTTCTCCAGTTGCTGTTTTGTAAATCCTGCCATTATTTTCTTCTGATTTAATGGGTTGACACTTGTTACTTCTTGCCCTTTTTGTGGAGCTTGGCAAGTCTCTCCTTGATGGCGTTCTTACCTTCCTCGACAGCGTTCACGTTGTCGCCTGCGCCCTTGCCGCTTGGCTGTCGCCGTGCTGGCTGGTAGCGGCTGCTGTAGCCTGCCAACACCCTCTCGGCACCTCCTGCCATCTTCACGGCATTCAGGATGCGCATGTCTTCCTTGCTCTTCGCAAGTTTCTGTGCGCCTGCCAGCTGTGCCTTGGTGTCGCTCAACTGCTGCTTGAGTGCTGCTACCTGCTGCTGCAACTTGGCTACGGTGTCGTTGTCGGTGCTTGATGCGCTGCCGCCTTCACCGCCCTCATTGTCGGTGTTGTCCGTCTCCTCATCGTCTGCTGTCTGAATGTCGGTAATTACACCGTCCTCGACAACGATTGTCTTGCCATCGGGCATTTCAAATGTTCCGTCCGGACTTGCCTTGTCGCCAACTTGCGGATCTCCCTCCTCACGCTCAACGGTCAGTGTCTGTCCGTCCGCTGTGTTGAGTTCCATAGCCTTTGGCTCTGCCTTGGCTTGTGGCTCTGCCACCGCCTGCTCTGCTTCCTCCAGTGTCTTCACGCCCAACTTGGCGAGAATCTTGTCGAGGAGAGAAGCCTTTACTTCAGTTTTCTTCTCCATTGCTTTTGGATTTTGTTGTTTTGAATTAATGAATTGCTCTATGTTGCGCTTCGATGCGCTTGCGCTGATTGGTGCAACGGTGCTGCTGATAAGACCCAGGCGCAGAGCCTCGCTGGTACTGATAAAGATGTCCTTATCCATCAAGGCTTGAATCTCTTCCCGGTCGCACTCGCACCGTTCTACGTATGCGTCCACCATCTTATCCTGCCACATCTGCATTTCCTCGCTCTGGTTCTTCAAGTCCTTTGCGTTCAGCTGGTCGCCCAGACACCAGCCAGGAACCCACGGATTGTGCAGGAGGAAGGAAGCGTTCTCGTATGCCTTGCGGCTCTCCTTTGGTGCTGCGAGCATGATGATTGTGGCCATAGACGCAGCCTTGCCCTCAACGGTGCAGGTTATCTTCTTGCCGCTCTGTCTCAGTCGGTCGTAAATCGCCCAACCTTCGACTACAGAGCCGCCATTGCAGAAGATGCGCATATCGATTGTATCATCGTCTTTCGGTATGCTTGCCGCAAAAACATCTATATCTTGAAAACACATGCAGTCACCACCCCACCATTGATACCAAAACTTGTTGTCTTGGCTGTCGATGTCGTTGTATATTCTGAGTTTTGCCATTGAAACGTGATTTTTAAGTTTTAAAACGCTGCAAAGATACGATATTTTTCGATATGCTTATATCGCAAACAGTTAATTTTTCAAAACAAGCCAAAATTTTGCGTTCTAAGCGGCTTTTATTGCCTTGGGTGTATAACTTTACCACCTTCGACCAAAAACCGCTCAGAACGCAAATCTTGATGAAATAACAACACCATTAGAGCCTGCTGATATTCTCTATCGTCTGCACTCTACGCTGGGTGCGGTTTATCTCCTCAACGCTCACTACTGGCTGAGGAGCCATCTGATACCCTCTGGCTACAGCTGCCGCCAGCATATCCATTCCGATGTTGCTGCCTCCGTTGTTTGCTACGATAGGCACGCCACCGCCCAGCTGGTTGAATGCCGAGAGAATAGGGCTGAACATAGAGGTCGCCTTAGCGGTCATTACACTCTCGCCATTGGATAGCCTTGCCGGGATGCTGTCGCTCGTTCCAGTGCCCGAGCCTTGGACGTAGCCACCAGTGGAGAAGCCCTTGACGAGTGCTTTTGCTCCTGCAAAGGCTGCCTTGATAAGTGCCATTAATGCCGCTGCACTCGCAACACCTCCCCACGACTTGCTTGCAATCTCCTTTGCCAGGATCTGTGCAAAGTATGCGTTAACTGCTATCTCGATTGCGTCAAGTATTGATGTCAGCATCGATTTGAGGAATGAGTGCAGCGATTTATCCTCGCTCTCGAAAAACTCGGACAGACCGTCTCCCATGGTCTGAATCATGTCGCTCATCATTTTCAGTTGCTCTTCCGTCAAAGCTGCCTTTTTCTTGTTTGCTTCCTCTTGCTCCTTGACTTCTGCATCGCTCAAATCCTTCTGCAGCTGATCCTGAACGGCTGCATAGTCCTTGTATGCGTCCAGCTTGCTCTGAAGGAAAGCCTTGTATCTCTCAAGCTTGGCTGTATCGTCTTCCTCTCCAGTGCCACCGTTCATGATGTCCGCATCCTTGCGTGCCTTCTCTGCGTCCTCGAACTCCTTGTTGAGTTCGTCCACAATCTCCTTGGCTTGGTTCTTCAAGTCCGCTTTCGCCTTAATCATGATGTCGAGAAGTTTTGCCTGCATTTCCTGCGCCTTGTCTGCTCCGATTTGCCCTGCCGCCACGTATGCGTCAATGCTCCTCGCTACCATGTTCTTCTCCAGCTGTTCGAGGTCGTTGTTGTATTCTCGCTCGTTGTCGTACATGCCTGCGAGGTATCGCTTCTTTGCGTCCATTACTTGCTCGTTGTACTTGAACTGGATAAGTGCAATCTGTGCCTGCAATTCCTTTTCCTGCTTCTTCCTGCGCTCTGCCTCTGCCTTTGCTTCCGCTTTCTCCTTGGCTATCTGTGCCTTGGTCTTGGCAGTGCTGCCCTTGGCTGCTGGTGTCGTTCCCTTGTTTCCGTTCGTTGGCTCGCTGCTGGTCGCTCCACCGTCCACATTTGCTAGCTTTAGGTGCTGCAATCTTCCGTTCACTGCGTTCTCGTATCCGTCAGCGAATGCGTTTCCGAAGTCTGCGCCAGTCTGCTTGATATCCTTCCATCCTTCCTTGATGAACTTTGAAAGGTCGAATATCTCCTTGAATCCCTGCTGTGCCTTGGAAAGGTCGAACGTTACGATACCCTCCAATATATCGAGCGCACCCTTTAGGCTTCTGCCGACTTGTTTCATTGCATCGATGATAAGGTTTGCAACGCCCTTGACTACCGACCAAACGCCACGGAAAGCCGCCCCCAATGTCTGAATAACTCCACGCAAAAGAAGGCTCTCGTTGTACCAGTCGATGAAGTAGTTTATGGTGTTGAACAAGCCTTTCATTATCTGGATGAGAACCTTCGTGCCGAATTGCTTTCCTGCCGTGATGATTGATGCAAAGCCCTTTTGACTGAAATCGAACATAGAACTCATATAGGTGTTCAGTTCCTTTTGTAACTTGATGTTCTCCAGCTGTACATTTCCCCACGCTCCAGTCTGCTTCTTCACTTCGTCAAGGCTGGTGCTCATCGTATCTAGTTGCTCGATAAGCTGAATACCTGCTTGCGCTCCCTGCTTTCCGAAGACGTTCTTCAGAACATCGCCCACCTGCTGGCTGTCCGCTCCGAAGTTCTTCATCTTCGTGCTGACCTCTTGGATAACATCGAAGGTACTTTTCGTTCCTTTGGCTAGGTCTTCCTGCACTTGCTTGCTTGAAATACCGATAGCATCAAGGCTGGAAGCCGTGCCGCTGCTCATCTCACGAATTTTCTTGCTCGCCATATCGATGATGTCGAGACCCTTGTCGCTGAAGATACCGCTACGTGTCTGCTGAATGATAGCCACCATCTGGTCTGCCGAGATACCTGCATCGTGGAATGTAGGCGCATATTGCTGTATCTTGTTGAGCATGTCGCCAGACAGGTCTGCACCGCTCGCAAAGCCATCGTTGATAACTTTCATCGCTTCCTCGCCCGATAGGTGGTAGTTCGCCATGAGGTTGTCAGCTGTGGCGAGAACGTCATTGAAATCCTTTCCCATCGAGTCCGCTGTGGCTGTGATGCTGTTCCTCATCGTCTCCAATGCTTCCCCGGTGTAGCCAGTGAATTCCTTTGTCAGTCGTGTGGCTTCCATCAATCCCTTGTTGTAGTCATAGAACCACTTGAATGTCATACCAACGCCGACAACGCCAGCGAGTGCAGCAAAATATGGATTCATAACCAAGCCGATCGCTGTCTTACCGAACGCCTTCAGCTTGTCTGTCAGTCCATCCATATTCTGCGCCAGTTTGATGATGTTGCTAACCTCGGTATCATTGACAATATCCATACCAAAGAACTCCGTCCCCTGCAGGTCATCTGCTGCTTGCATCATCGAGTTGTAGTAATTGCCAACGTTGCGATAATATCGTTGCGTCTCCTCCTCAGCCAACTTCAACTTGTTAGTTATCTCGTTGATATGCTGGGCTAGGGCTTGCCCCTTCGCTCCCTCACGCTCTGCCTTCGCCATTTCATCGTATTTCTTGGTGGCATTTGAAAGCTGGGCACGCAACTGTTTCAAGCTGCCCTCCTGCTCGTTTTCGGTGCGCACGTTGTTCTGTATCTCCTTCTGCAAGGCACGCACGTTGTACTGGTACTCCTTGATGGTTGCATTGATGGCTTCCGTCTGCACCTTCATTTCGTTGGTCGTGATGGTCTTGTCTTTCTCCTGCTGCTGCAAGTCCTTGATACTTGCCTTCAACTGATCTATCTTCTCCTTGTATCTGATGATGCCATAGATTGCATCCTCGTACTTGACCTTGATGTCAAGAATCTGCTGTTTGTCTTCACTTACCATAGTTCTTTCTTTTTAGTTGTTCAACTCTATCATTGTAACCTCGCAATATCCGCTGCTTGTGGTCTTGATTTCGAGAACCGCAAAATACGCTCCGTACTGGGCAAGGTACACTGGCTTCGTTTCGTCAAAGTTCAGTATCTCCAAATCGGAAAGGTTGAAACGCTCCGTTATCTGATGAGGGTTCGCCACCGTCTTTCTCAACTTTTCCAGCTTGTTGTCGAAGATGTCCTGAAGGTCGATGTTGAAAGCCAATTCCGCATAGCCGGCATCGTTCTTCGTTAGGTTCACTATTCGGTCTTTGCACGCCTTGTATTTGGTCGGAGTCTGTACCGTTTTCGTAGTTCTGCCAAAGGTGTATTGATGGTTCTCCCACTCGTATATCGGTATGCGGTTTCCGTCCGTGGCTGCGAATGGCAGCGTACAGACTTCTTGCGTATATTCCAGCGTCTTGTTGTCTATCGTCATATCCGCATCATGCTGCTGATATACGGTGTCGTCTTCCTTCCACTTGTAGATGTTATGCTGGCAGTAGTCCTCTACGCTGAAATCGGTCTGCCTTGGATGGTTGCAGGCTTCGCTTGGGATGAGCTTCTTCGTCCAGTCAACCGCTTGCGCCTTGGCTTCCCAAAGGCTCACGATGTCGGCAAACGTAAGTGTTCCACCAATAAACCGCTGGCTTGGAAACGTTGATGTCAGAATGCAGATACACTTCAAGAAGTCCGTTACCTTGATGTCGGGAAGGTTCTTGCCGATAGGGAAATTACCTCCGTAGGGTACTTCATCGCTCTGCTTGATGCTGGCAGACAACCGTCCGTTGTAACACTTCAATCCAATTAATGTCTGATTTTTCGGGTGCTTCATTTCGAAGGTTACGATGTCGCCCTCTTCCAAATCTATCTCCCCTCGTCCTGCTACAAGGTGTATGAATCTGCCGTTTACCTTATCCGATTCGTAATCGGTCACATATTTTCCAGAAGTTTCATCCTGCTGCAACCCTGCAATATATGGAGTTTCCGTCCAAGTTCCGTCACCGTTATTGTGCTTAACCTTCATTTCGATGTAATTCGGTGGATATGAGTAGAAAGCCTGCGACTCAGTGCTCCCCTCGCCAAAACTCCATGATTTGTGTCCGCTGGGAGTAACCTTCGATGCGTCCCACGACCAGTTCATCTGAACATCAAAAATCATCTTGCAGGCAATCTTAACATTCAGCTGGCTGTATCTGTGCCCAATCTCCAGCCCATCGAATACCTCCGATAGGCTCGTTGGCTGGAAGTCGAGAATACCTAGGCTCTCTGTCTGGAAAAAAGTGCCCTCTAAGCTACCTACAACCGTCTGCGCATCTGCCTTCCTTGTAATCAGGGGAACAGCGAGCCCATTGATAGTTTCTTTCGCTCGATTGCTCCAGCCGAATGCAACACCAGTCTGTACCGTAATGAGGTCTAGAATATACTGTGCCGTAACGCTTGGCTGAATTGTTCCCTTGTCAGCATAATCAAAAGAGCCACCTCCACCAAAAGAGCCGCTTCTCGAAGAAGTCTGTACTTCCCTGCTGCTGGCTCTCGCCCGGCTCTCAGTCTCGCTCTTAACTTGAATGGTCGTACCAGTGCTGTATTCCTTAATAGCGTTGACGATAAGCCATTGCGCAGTGGCTGGTGCTTGCAGTTCTACATCTACAGGCATACTCTCGCTCGTATATTTAACGCTGTACGCTCCGAGTGAATGCACTTGGGATAACTTGCCGTCCGAGAGATAATAAGCCACCACACCCTTCGTGCTTAACGCCATATTTATCATATCATCTACGGAAGGCTTAATGTATATCAGAATGCCGGAAGGTTTACTCTTTACCACGCTGAACTCTGTTTTTCCGGCTGCAACATCATACGTTCCCCATGGTGTTGTCTCTCCGGTCTCCTTGTTCAGTGTTCCGTATTCGACAGAGCCAGCCTTCTCTGCCCGAACCCTGATGGATATTGTCTCCATGGCAACGCTCGTTTCGAGATTGGCGATGCAATCTCCTGCACTCACGAACGTTCCGAGTATAGGGTCTGGAGCCGGAAGTATAGGATAGGTCTCTTTTTCTGTCTTTCCGGCATCATCGGCAAGGCTAAGGACGTTCTTGTTGGTGTCGAGTATTGCCCATGTTCTGAATTGTCCCTTGCCTAAAACCTTGCTGATGGTGGCTCTCATTCCAGCCTCGAAAGGTATGATTGCGCAACGGTAGGTCTCATCGGTCAAAACCTCGCACGATACATACTTTCCGATTTCTGTTCCAGTTCTTATCTTACCGTCAACGAGTGAATATGTCGTGTCGCTGTTCCCTCCAACGTTGCTGTCATAGCCCTGCCACTCCTCGCTTGATGTCTTGAACACTGCCGTTTCGTATCTCCCATAGAATACTCCCTCCGATATCGCCTTCTCGTAGGTGTCAGAGGTGTTGTTTTTGGCGAACCGCAGATACTTCGTGCAATTCAACTCGTTCAGCTTCAAATCGGAAGATTGCAGGGTTGCCAGTGCCTGGAACAATCCCCAATAAATCGAAATTTCGATGGTTTCCTTGACGCTCAGGACGCTTGCCCTTCCGTTGCGGATAATCTCCAGTCCGTTACGGAAATAACGTGCTGTGTGGAAAATATAGGGGTACTTGCTGCTTGTACTCGGTTTCCCTGCGAACTCCAGCACCGCCATATTGTGCGCTGTCTTGGGCAGGTTAATGGTGTATGTCGTGTTGGCGGTCATTTTCGTGATGTCACGGAAAAGGTTGCTCTTGATGTCGAGCGTGATTGCCGTTTCCTCGCTCATATCCATCAAGATGCCATCGATGTAAAGTTGATGGTCTGTCATAGCTGCTGAATCTGTGTATTGTTAATAACTAGGTTGCAGACGAAATCCTGCAACTCTGCCGTTGTCTTGGTGTACGTTCCTGCCTTGATTGTCACACTCTTCCACTTGTTACTGCCGAGGTACATGTCAACGACTGGACTGCTGGCTAGGTCTTGCAGTAAATCGAACGTCTCGCTGTCCACAAGCGGTGCGCAAAGCGGTATGGTATCCTCCCTGCTATAGCCTTGCCTTCTGCCGTTCGCTCCGAGGTAGCCGAATATTGTATCGTCATACCCTCCGAGGTTGTTGCGCACGAAGCTGGTGTCGCTGCTTACCGCTCTGCTCTCAGCACCTTGCGTGAAGAGCCAATAGCGATAAAAGCCGTGGCGGTCAACCCACCGCAGATAAATGCCCTTCTCTGTGTCGTTCCTTTCTATCCTTACAAGGAGAGACTGCTTTCCACCGCTCGCCATCGCAAAGGTTAGGTCGAAAACGTCCGTGAACGTTCCCTGCTCTATCTTTCCATCGTAGTCGTAGATATTCCAGTACCTAGCCTTGCTTGGTAGAACGCTGGCGTTAATGTCCACGATACCATCGATGCTAGGCTTAACTAACTTGTTTGGTGCTCCCTCGTAGCCGACAAGAATCTGGGAAGCCTCATTGATATAAAGACCAAAGGAGAATGGGAAATTCGTGAACCATGTCAGTTTCTTGCATCCGTTCCACGTCTCGCCTGCCTTCATCGCTCCCCAAACGTAGAATGTTGTATAACTGAATGTCGCAAGGTCGCTCCCCTCGCTGTTCTTGACCTTCACGGAAACATCGAACACTGCCCCGAGGTTACTCTTCTGGCTCTCCCTGCTGTAGTCGAGGTTTCCGAAGCTGATGCCATCGAAGAGTGCCTGCACATATTCCCGGTAGTCCATGATGCAATTATCCGCAAACGCTTCCACGCTGTATGTGTACGTCTTTGTCTCCCTGCTGATGGTTGCCTCGATGCTCGCAACACCCGAGCCGCTCGCCTTGATGATGCAGGGAAGGAATGCGAAGCCTACAGCGTCCGGGTATTGAATCGTGATATTGTTTTTCGTTGTCTGTCTCATACCGTCTCATTGTTTAGTTTGATACTTCCCACCGACTGGTGGATTAAGAAAATAAGTCTCTGCCCCAGCCTTTTCATCGTATCGGGCACAACGTTGCTGTACACGTCAGCCCTGCCGCCAGTGCGGTGCAGCCTAGAACCCTTGTTGGCGATGGTGTGGGCGATTGCCCCTGCCATACTCATATCGCCACGCTCTTGCGGTGTGTACTTGTGCGGTCGCTGGGTCTTGTAGGGGATAGGTGTGCCGTGCAGTCCCTTGTCCTTCATCCACTGGCGGATGATGCCACGGAAGCCGTATGGTATCTTTCCTGCCCTTCGTCCGGTCTCGAGAACTCCGAATGGCTTGTGTCCCCATAGGATGGTTTCGTCCTCGCTGGGCTGCTCCACCTTTAGGCTCGCTATCGTTCGCCCCGATGCGTTCTGCCCATTGATGCGAATGTGGTTGATGATAAGCTGCCGTGCTCTCTCCACTTCCTCACGCATGATGAGCGATGCCGCCTTGGGGTCGAATTGTATTCCTCCCTTGCTCATACCTCGCACCCTCCTATGCTCTGTGTCAGTTGCAGGGAGTACATCACGCCCGACACGATCGTGCTCAAACGCTCGATGATGGTCTCGTAGTACTGCTGTCCCTCCAGCGGCTCGAACTGGTGCGACTTGTTGATGGCTCGTATCATCCTTGCCCCTGCCACCTTCATTCGGTCGATGCACTCTCCGTTGTCTTCTCCATCCGCTGCCCTCGGTACGGTGTCGAGATAAGCCAGGGCAACGTTCACGGTGTCGTATACCCTGCCGTTTCGTATCTCTGTCGTGCCGCTGGCTGGGATGATGCAGACGATTGCCGGATAGTTCAGTTTCTCCAGCTTGGTGTCCGCTGTGTCCCAGTCCTCGAATAGGTAGGTGTAGTCTGGTAGCGTGTCTGCTGCCAACTGCCTTAATGTTTCTCTGATTGTTGCCATAATTATCTAGATTTACGTTTCATTTCTTCCGCTTGCAACTTCTGCAGGTTTCGCTCGTACACGCTTCTCTTGTTGTCCATTTCCATGCACTTGTAGATGCGAAGCCATGGTGTCTTCAACACTTGGTCGTGGTCGCTGATGCCCATCCTTACCGCATACCAGTCCAGCATTCCGAACAGTCCGAACCGAAGGGTGTCGATGCCTGCCTCCTTCTCCAGTCTCGTTGGCTTCGCTGTGTCTGTGCTCTCGAAGAGCTTGTTGATGCGCTCCACCTCTGATGTTACCCATCCGATGAGCATAACGACATCAACCGCCCTTGCCTGCTCCACTTCCTTGTGGCTCAGACCGAGGACGGTTGTCACTATCTGATACAGACTTTCCTCGCTGTCTGATAGCTGGGAAAGGTCTATCAGCTGCCCGATGGATAGCTGGTTGAGATTGTCGGGCACTTGTTTGCCTCCAACGAACGCTGGTCGTGGCTGCTTGCCGATTTTGTAGCTGGTGTGCCTTGCCACTGCCAGCCAGTACTTGAATGTAGTGTTATTATCCATACGCTTTATATTTTTGTCGTTATCTTTGCCTCAATACGTGCGCCCTAGCCGTTCCATGGCTCGCTACGGATAACTTCTTAAGGGCTACGTATCGTATTGCGTCTATGCCGTGGTTAAATGCGTCTATAGGCTGGTTCGTTGTCTCTCCATCCCTTGACTTCTTCCACTTGTATTGCTGCATGTTCCCGATGATGCCGTGGCTGCGTCTTGTTATGTTGATGCGGAAACGCTTCAAGATGTCGATGCCGTTGTTGATACTGTCCTTACCCTTGGTGCTTGGTATTATCCACAGACCTTGGTTGTGTATCTCCTGAATGCTCTTAGGTTCTGCCGAATCCGCAATGATGAGGTCCCGTTTCGTCAGTCCTTGCTCCTTGCATCGGTCTGCGATGTCTTCGTTCGTCAGTCCCGGCTGGTAGATTTCCTCATCCACCCACAGCTCTCCGTGCGCCAATATAAGGTGCTCCAGTGCTGTCGGGTCGTTGGTAAATCCGAAGTCCAACCCCCAGCAATCCATCTTCCACTCTTCCATTGGTGGCAGCTTGTCAACGATGCCCCAGTTGGTGAAGATAAGTCCGGTAATCTTTCCGGTCAATCCTCTTGCATAAACTCTCCACAATTCGGGGTCGTCAATCTCTTCAATTTTCTTGTGTTCCTGCGCTGTCAGGAATCGGTTGTTTCGGTGGTCGCTTAGTATCAAGCGGCAGTCATCCCTGCCGATGATGTTGTTGTGCACCCAGAACCTTGCGCTTGGGTTGTAGTCGATGAACACCTGCTTTCGGGTTCGGATTGCAAGCTGCCAAAACACTTCGTAGGGCACACCGTTCGCCTCGTTCACGAACAGGTAGTCACGCTTTCCGTTCTTTGCATCCTGCGCATCTTGGTAACTCTTGAACTCGATGATAGAGCCGTTCTTTCCTCTGTAGCTGCTGTCGCTCTTGTTGTTCTTGAACCAGTCCAGCAGCTCTGCCCTTGTGTGCAGGATGGTGTCGAGGTCTCGCATGGCTCCCACCTTCAGGTTCGGGAGGTCTTGACCGCACACCGTGATAATTGCCATGGGGTGTTCAAAAGAAAGCACTATAAGACGCTGCATGATGGTGTATGTCTTCCCCGAGGACGTACCTCCTTGGTTTACGAGAAACCTTGGCTTCACGTCCGCATTCGGGGCATACAGTTCACCAATAACGTCAAATAGTGCCATTCTTTCAAATAATAAGAACTTAAAACAAAATTATGGTAAAAAATTATTCTTCGTTCAATCCCTCACGCTCGATTACTTCCTGCTCGCTGGATGCACACTGGTGTCCGGAGTTGATGTAGCGTACCTCGATGCCGCCTTGGAAGCCTGCGTTCAAATCAAGCACGACCTTATCCAGTCCGAGCAGCTTGCAGATTTGCGTCTCAGCCTTTAAAATGATGTCAAGGTAGCGTGGGTCTCCGAGTCCTCGCTTCTCAGCATCGTACATTATCGCCTTGACGGTCTCCATCGTTACCTGCCCAGTTGAAGGATTCTCGTTTGGCAGTCCGACTTGCTTCTGTGTCTTGCCGTGGTAGTCTTCCTTGGATTTCTCCCATGCTTCCCAGGCTTCACGTATTACCAGCTTCAACCTTGCAACCTCGCTGGTTATCTTTTCGTCCGTGTCGGTCAGCCGCTCTTCCCTCCACTCCTTCAATAACCGCTGAATGTCGCAGTGCGCTTGATTGTATTTCGGTCTGTCGAGCCGTTTCCTCACCTCTGCCGTGATTTCTCGCTCCGTCCATCCCTTGCGGTATAGGGGTGCGATAATCTGCAGGCGGTTCTCGATGTCGATGCGCTGTGCCCTTAACTTGTTGTTATTACCTTGTGGCATAGCGTCTATTTTTTACGTTTCTTTCTCTTTTTTGGTGGAGTGTAATTACTCCCTCTTTCCTGCGGACTAAAAGTCATTCCGCACGGTGCAAGATACCATTTCCCGAACGGTTTCTTGTTTGCGACCTTGCAAGTTGCATAGTCCTTCGGTCGCTGAATCTTACAACATTCACATCCCATAGTTTCTTTAAAATTTAGCACCGTTGTAACGGTATATGATATTTCCGTTTACATCCTTACCATCTGGTACCATTGCGCCCTCGAATAGCTTGTATGGGGATTGGCCATTCTGCGGATTATTCCAAAGGTATCTCATGTACTCTGCCATGGTCATCCCCATAAACTTCGCACGCTTCTCGCTGCTGTTACAGTTATAACCTTGCGCCCTACCCCAATCATACTGATGAAGTTCCTCGATGTCGTGACGCACCTCATTCCAAGATACGTGTCCGTTCTTCTTGGCTAGCTGCAAGGCTTCGCACCATTGCCCCTTAGAATAGTTCCAGTCAGATGGAAGACCACAACAAGAGCCGTTACAGCATAATTCCTTGAAGTGAGCGTCACTTACATAGAAACGCATTCCTATCTTCTCGGTCAAAGCCTTCATATTTCGCATGAAAGGCTCTTTTACCTTTCGGTTTAATCGAAGATAGCCTGTAGATACGGAATACTTCTTGTAGAACGCCATCACGTCAAAGCCACACAATTCATTTAGTTTTGGCATAAATGCCTTCAAGGTTGGCGACCGTTGCTCCACACAGAAGAACTCCGTACTCATTGCGCTTGCTCCTCTATTATGTGCCTCTTGTATCAAGTCGAGGTATGTAGGAGTGCTGACACCTATCACGAATGGACGAAGACGTAACGTTGCGCCACCTGCATTCGCATTGGCTATACGCTCTATGGCTGCAAGCCGTTCTATCGGGCTATCTACGCCCCTCTCGATTACATGTGCCTTCTGTTGGTCTAGCGTGATAATAGAGAACTTGAAATTCCAGTTATTCTGACCTCGTATCAACTCCATGTATCGCTCATCCTTAGTAAACCATGTAGCCTTGGTGGAAAAGCAAAGCGGATAATCTATATCCTTGAAGAACCGAAGAAGCTCAAGCGTCTTGCCAAACTTACGCTCGAAGTTGTCAAACTGGTCGCTCATTCCACCCCACTGCATGACCTTTCGGTCTTTAATGTATGTAGCGAACTGACCAGCGTATTTGTCAGGCTCAGTAAACATTTTTTTGATGTGCTCAACGTTTACTGGCTTCACATCCTTATGAAGGTACGCTTCCTTTGCGCCCCCAAGTGCCCTTTGGAACTGCGCAAAACAATATAGACATCCATACGCACAATTGGAGTACGTGTCAAATGTCATTGGCATGGAACAATCCGCAATCTCATTGCTCCATCTTGGTGACTGATAATATCCCATATTTATTATTTTTTCCATTAAATACTCGCCCTTTTCGTTAGACCCTACAACCTGGAAACTATTCTTTTCAGCTCTTTTTCGTTATAATCGCTCCGAATGTTCATAATTGCAAATTCAACAAATAATCACCACCTTTCATGCCTACCACATCAAAGCCCTTGCGACAATAGAACTCCGCTCCTTCCTTTGAGCGAGTTTCTATCAATTTATAGCCGCACTTCCTTGCTTCATCTATGGCCACAGAAAGCAATAATGAGCCAACACCCTTGCGCTGCCATTCCTTGACACAGGCAATCCCAATAATTCGGAAAGCCCATTTGTTCTTAACCGCAATCAGAAATGCCCCCCCCATTAAACCATCTACAAAATAGCTTAGATGGTGAATGATGAAACACAAAGCGTCCATAGCTTACGTCTGCAAGCGTTTGCGACACGCCACTTCTCCTAGCTATGTCCTTTAGCCGCTCTTCATTCCATTCCGTGCGCATAATGTAGTTATTTTTGACGAATCTAGCATCTGTTGCGTTTTCATAAGCTAGGCTAACACTTACCTAGGTACGCTTACGAAATGCGTTCTCTGACGCTTAAAATCAATTTTCACTTCCATTTTTGTCTTTCAACTCATCGACAGAGTATAAGACTTTATCAATAGAAGCCAGTCCAAGAAGTGCTGCAAGATAATCCCGTTCCTCTGACTTGAAGGTAATAATTATACGTTCCATAGCCGTTTTGTCATCGCCCTCTATCTTTGGCAAGTCATCTGGGGTTAGGTCTTTTCCCTGCAATTCAATTGGCAACTCGTCAGGAGTATCGCCCATGCTACTTTCCGTTTCATCAGGCTCTTGTTGGCTAGAGCCTCCACTTGTAGCATTGCTAGTGCCGCCCCAACCTTGCAACTTCCAACTTTCGATGCCCCAATCTTTGAGCAAATCTGTATTCCAACCATTATTGAGCATATCGGTGTCCCAGTCTCCGAAGCCCACGTTATCCTTGATGATGAACTCACGCTTTTGCGCCTCGGTGAGGTCAGTTGCGTTCACGATGGTCGCAGTCGGGTTCTTGCGCCATCCCATCCAGTACTTCATGAGGTTGGAGATTTCACCCTTTGTGAAGCGTCCATCCTCCTTCAGGATGTCTCGGATTGAATCCTTATCCATCGTCACGCAGTGCTTCAACGCCTTCAGGCGCATATTGCCACCCAACACCGTCATCGTCTCATCAACAACAATCGGACGCAGGCTAAGCATACGAGGGAACACCAGCAACGACTTTACGAGCTTCTGAAACTTCTCGGTTGTGATGGTTCTCGGATTCTCCTTGTTCTCCACCAGTCGGGAGAGTGCGATTTCTTCTGTTTTCATAATCTTCTTTTTTAAGTTTGAAAAATTCTGTTTATTTGATAAACACAGCCGCAAAGATACGACTTTTTCGCTTTAGTTGTTCGTTCTTCGTTCGATTTTAACTTTTCGCAACTCTTCGTTTTTTCTCATCCATCAAAGGCTCTGATGGTCTTCTGCAGGGTTGTCTGTGGCTTCTTTGGCTTGACCTTGACCGGGTATCCGGCACACACCCAGGCGAGGAGTAGTGCGTCTCTCTGGTCTTGGTTCATTCTCGGCATCTTTCCGTCTGAACTCATGAAGTAGGCGATTTCGTCTTGGGTTATTTTTCCGTCCTTGCCATTCCAGCATTTTTTTAATGGCTTGATTATCTCATAGGGTATATTGTAATGCTTGCAGCACTCAACGATGAGAATTCCGGTCTGATGGTTCATACCAGTGGATCGTCCGATTGCTGCTGCCTTGACTGCTGTCATGAATTTACTTAGCACATGCCAGTTGCTCTTATTGAGCCAGCCGCCTTCAATAACGACCTTTACCTTCTTGCAACTCTCGTTCATAGCCTTGAGGTATTCTATCAAAGCTGGGAAGTTCATCTTGTAAGCTAAGAATCTTCTATCATAGAAGACTGCACCGACACCGCTTTCGTTGTTGTCTGGGTCGATTCCGATTATAACTGTTCCTTTTTCCATTTTGTTTTATTTTTGATTTTCTTTTTATTTTGTTATTTTCTTAAAATTTTCGTTCTAAGCCGTTATATCTGTGTCTGTGGGAGTTGTTCGGGTTGCGGAATCCTACGTGCGTGTGTGCGCTTGTGCGCTAGCTCCCTACTATTCCTATCCTCTACCCTATAGTCCCTTCTCCTTTCATCGTCTTGCTGGCTTGAAACAGAGAAATCGAGGGAGTGCCTGTCGATTTGCAAATAGATGAATATCTTATAACGGAACGAGTTTATTATGCAAGCACTCCTTCTTTGGATCTGTTACTTCATGTTCCACCTCGCTTTCTTTGTTTAGAGTGGGTAGCGTTGATGGTCTGCCCAGCTGGTTAAATACTTATTTTCTGTGATTCAAGGATTGCTCCTTCTTTTTCTTCCCATTGCATTCCTTGATGTTTTGGTGTTCTACATATTGCCTGCGAGGTGGGCAGTACCTGCCGTTGATGCAGTTTCTCCCTACCTCGCAAGCCTTGCATAATTCACTCGCCATAGGCTCTCTAGAATGGGTCTGACGTGAAGGCAAGGTGCTCACTACCCTCGTATGGGATACACTGAGCTGTTTCGTAACTAAAACCATAGTACAGAGAGAAAACTTGGTATGGGAGCTCTTTCTTTTCCTCTTCTTTGCTCATTCTGAGGAAAATCGCTGGCTCCCATTCTTCTGTATCGCTGTCTCTCACAAGAACCTTGTCGAAGGTCTTGAAGGCTGGCTGCTCCCTCACTTCCTTCTCTTTCTCCGTCCAGATAGAGTAATGCTTTTCGAACAGTTCAACTTCGTTCTCTGTCGCTTCTCGCAGTTCATCGTGCATGCTGATTCTCAGGTCGAAGGCTTGGTCGGTCACGAACTTCTCGGTCTCAATTTCGTACTGGTTTCCGAATGTGCAGGTTCCTTGTAATTTTTCATCGCCTACATACTCCAGCACGTCTCCCTTTTTGAAGAACTTGCTCCAGTCTCTCATTTCTTTGGATGGGAAAAGCAGGGCTTCTCCTCCCTTCATCCATTTGCCGTGCTTGTCGAAGGAGTAAGCTCCGTTCTTATTCTCAGTCCAGATTGCTCTCGATTTTTCCTTGTCTGCTTCAACTGAAGTGAACTCAACATTTCCGCACATTGACGTGTAAAGTGGGGTGCCATCTGGCATTCCCTTCAAAATCTCATAAATATCAATATCTTTCTGCTCCATAATCTGAATGTTTTTTATTGTTTGTTGTTTTCTTCTTCTGCCTCGATGGCACAGAATATCTCATAAGCCACTTGTGGTACCCAGGCATTGCCGTAAGCCTTTATGGATTCTTGTCGCCACTTGGGGAAAGAAATGGTAAGGCTGTCCACATCAAAGGGAATCCCATCATTTCCTCTACAAACAGGGGATTGAGTTGGGAAGTTCCGCCACCTACTTTGTGGGCTATCTGCTCCGTCAGGATGGCATTCTCCTTGTTGTGGTTTTTGAGGGCTTGCATCTTCATGTTTGCTCTCATTCCATCCGAAGCCGTTGGAGTGAGGAGAAGACCGTTGACCGCCAAGGCTGTTAGTCCTTGCCCCATCTGGGAATTGGGATTGATGGTCTTGGTGAACTTCGTGGCTTCCATTGCTGTAGGAGTGGGAAGCAAGCCTTTTCGAGCGGCGAGTGCCAAGGTTGGGCGTTCTGCTGCATTCGGTGAAAGGCTCTTGTTTATTCTTCCTCCTCCTTTGTCGAGTGCCGTTGGCGTAGGAAGGAGTTGTGCCACTGCCATGTCTTCTAGACCTAGGCTGTGGTCTGTCTTGCCCTTCTTGGGATTCCTTCTTCCCTTCTCGTTGATTTCCATTCCCTTGTGTGGAAAGTCCATTGCATTGGGAGTCGGCAGAAGGTCTAGCGGCATGAACTCCGTCTTGCCGTCCTTGTTGCATTGTTTCAGCCCTTGGGTCTGAACGGTGGGCAACAATCCAAACACGGTCTCTTCTGTGTGGTGCTCCGATGGCACAAGCTGGAATAACAATCGGTTGGACGGAATATCCTTCGGCTTCGAGGTCTGCACAGATTTTGTCGAGGGTGAATCGGCTTTCCTCTCGGTATAGGTAATTCTCTTCGAAAAGATAGTCTGTGCGTCCCATTTGAGTGACTTGGCAGGACTCCACCATCGTCTTGATTCCATTAACGTTTTCACCAACGACCCAAGTGGGGTGTATCTGCCGTATCGCTCGAAGCATCTGTGGCCAGAGGTAGCGGTTATCGTCCGCTCCCTTTCTTCTTCCAGCGAGGGAGAAAGGTTGGCAGGGGAATCCTCCTGTGAGAACATCGACCTTGCCGTGCCACTTTGTGAAGTCTGTTTTGGTAATGTCTTCATAACTTTCTGAATTTGGGAACCAGTATTGGAGCACCTTGCGAGGGAACTCTTGTATCTCGCAATGGAAGAGGTTCTGCCATCCCATCATGGATGCCGCGACCTCAGCACCACCGATTCCGCTGAATAAACTAGCGTGATTCATATTGCTTACTCTTGTTTCTTTTGTCTGTTACAGCTTGACGTGTCCGAGTTTCTTGTATAGTTCCACCAGTTCTTTGGTATCGAGCCAGAAATCGGTGTTGCCAACGTATACGTGATGTCGGTGTTCGTCTGTGATGATTTCTATCTTTTTCATATTTTCTTCTTTTTACTATATTTTTCGCTATTTAAAAAGTTCCAGCTGTGGATGAATGATGTCTGCCCTCTTCTTCTTCGCTGCCCAGAGAAGGAGGTTGGTGTTTTTGGTTTCAGCATTCTTCTCGAGGTCTCCGATGATGCAGGTCAAAGCGTCTTGAACCGCTTCTTTCTCATTACCGTAGAAGATGTTGATAGCGTCATATCTACTCGGGTAGCCTGTCGGACTGTCGTATCCATGCAGCTTTCCCTTCTGAATGCTGTAGCCCCATATCCAGCCGAACTGGGTTTTAGCGGTCATTACCTTCCATCCCCAGTTGTCTGCATCCTCTACGGAATACTCGATTACGTGCGGATTGATGCAAACATCATTGATGTTGTACTTGAAGCCTTCGTGCTCTGCGACCGGCTTCTTGATGTCATAGCTGTTATCGGTCAGCCATTTGAACCAATCGTCCGATGTCTTGAACACAAGCCCAGCGGCTCTGCATTCGTGGAAAAACAACTCATTCATAATCTTTATTGGAATTTAATTATATCTACACCTCCATTTCTAAGTTAAGTCCCAGACCGAAGAGAAGGTGTTGAAGCTGATGAACATACTTGATATTGGACAATAATGTCAATCCTTTAACAAAAAGTTTGGTAGTGTTGTCATTCCTGTAGTATGAAATATACAGAAAATCATATTTAGCGTATCTATCTTCATTCCCAATGCAGTAATCTTTCCCCCACCCATTCTTCTCTAGAATCTCTGGAGTGAGAGGGATTGGAACAATGTTACCGACCCAAGCATAGCAGTCACAAAAGAGATAACCTTTATCTCCTATTTCTGTCCCTTCTATGTTCTCTAAGCAGACAACACCTTTCGGAACCGTTCCATATTCTAAATTTAAAGTCTTTGATGGATCCGACGAAGTTACTCGATAAACGACATCTTTGGCAGTATCTAAAGGTACTCCGTTTGTCATTACCAAATCTCCTGGAATGTATTCTAACTTATCCATACGCTTTACTTTTTACGATGATTAAACTTCTTGATAGCATCCTTCTTAGAAGCTGCCATAATTTTAACTCCCTTGATGTCCAATTCGTTATTTTTCGGGCTTCCAGTCGATGCCCAGCCGCTGCAGAACTCCCTGCTCGTAGAATCTCGCCAGCGAATCCTTGGCTGGCTTGTTCCGTGGATTCTTCTTCAAGTCGTCCAGGTTCTGCTGTATTACCCATACGAACTTGTCGTCTTGGCTCTGCTGGCTCCTTGGCTGCTGGTGCTTGGCTTGCTCGTAGCGTTCCCCGATGCTCGGTCTTGCCGTTGCCGCAGGATCCTGCGCCTTGGCTGCTGCCTGCGGCTGCTGGCTTCCTGCTGGCTGCTCGTTGTCGTAGTTGCCTTCAAGAACCTTCGGGAAATTGGAAGGGCACATCATCCAGTCGAAGCTGGCAACCCATCCCTTTCCGTTCTTGCCGTTCATGAAGTCGCTTGCCATTGCCTTGTCGATTGCCTTATAGACCATCTGAACGTCCCCTCCGTATTCTCTTATCCTTGAACGGACGTTACACTTGCGCTGGTCGCTCATCAAGGTCAACCTTCGCATTACGCTGCCCGACTGGTCATGCTTGGTGTTCCAGTATTCCTTGATAGCAGCGAAATCAATCTTGGCGCATCGTTTGGCTGGGTCAACTTTCGGATTTTCCGAAATTGACAAACCTTCTTTAGAAGGTATATTATTATCTGTTTCTTTAGAAACATCATTATCATATACATTATCATTTACATATACATTATCATTATGCAATGCAATTTCTGCATTTGCATCCAATTGCATACTTTTGTATGCTTTTGTATGCTTTTGCTGCGGCTCTTCTGCATTTGCATCCAATTGCTTTTTTTGCCAACGTTTCTGTGCATTTGCACGCAGCTTTTCTCGCTTTTCATTGTACTTGGCTTGGTTTCGCTCCATATCATCCTTGATAAAGGCGAAAGCCATACGTAATGTTGGCTCCAGGTTGGTTACCTCGCCATCCCTTGCGTAGATAAAAATCGCCCTCATAAGCTTTCCGAGTTGCTCATCCGTAAGCCCCTCGATGATGGCGTAGTATGATGTGTATAAGATGAATGAATCGTTCATGATTTTATTCCGATAATGATAATTTCTTTTCCAGCTTACGTTTGAGCACGGTAGCCATCCGGATTCTGTTCCGCTGGCTTGTGTCGGTCGGTGCTGTCACTTTCCCACCTAGGGAAATATAATTCTCCAGTTGGGAAATTATATTCCTTAGGTCGGTTTTTGATATAGGAACGCTAGCCATAAGCCCTGCCTTTACTTAATGAGCAATCTTCTTGCGCCTTGCACCTGCTTGATGTACTTGGCGCACGCTTTAGGATGGTCTGCCTGAAAAGCCTTGGCATCGAACTTCTCGCTTGCCTTCGGTGCTTTCCACGTTGCCAGCGTTTTTCCAGAGTCCGAAACGATGCTCTCTGCGTCCCCGAAGAACAGCTTCAAGCTGTCCTCAATCTCATCCTGCTCGGTCTCCAGTTTCTTGTTCTGAACCTTGAGTTCCTTGAGCCTAGCAATCTGTTCGAGTATCTCCTTCGTTGCAGTCACTTCCTTGCCAGCTACATGTAGAGGAGACTTTAGGAGAACGTCTTGTGCGCTGTAGGCTGGCGGCTCTTGGTTGCCCACGATGTAGTCAAGCCAGAACTTGGTTATCTCATCCCTCATCCATCCGAAGAATTCAGGGTCAAAGTCGATGTCTCGGTAGCCGAACTCCCTGCCTGCTGTCAGCCAGGCCAGTGCTCCGTCCTTGTATTCTCCCACTCCGAGGTTCATCTGAAGCTGGCAGAACCAATGCTTCGGGAGGTCGTCTGCATCTATCTGCATCTGCGTGGTCTTGCACTCCAGGATGCTCTTGCTCGCTTCGTTGTGCGTTGCCCCGACTCTCCAGAAGGTGCGGTCAGGAGATACACGCAGATATGGCGCATCGGTGTTCGTGATGGTGTAGTCGTCCGTGCTCGCCTTGATGATGTGGCAGTGGCTCTCTCGCTTGAAGAACTGCGCCACGGCATCCTCCAGCAGGTGTCCTGCAACCATCGCAAAGTTCTCCACCTTAGGCGGGTCGATGCCCTTCTTGCGTCTCCACAACTGGTATGGGGTCTCCCATGGGTTCAGTCCCAGTACCGTGCCTGCCTCTGATGCACCTATTCCGTTCGAGCGGTTCTGCAACCACTCCTCTCTGTTCTTGTACTTGATAATCTGTTTCATTGTCTGAATGTTTTTATTTATCCATTAAGAATTTTCCAGCTGCCGCAAGAATAAGCGAGCGAACGAATTCATCCCTTTCCATTGCTTGAGCAATTCCGCTTGCGAGGACAATGCTCTTGCCGGAGCAAGCAATATGGAAGTCGTAACCTTGGTTTCCTTCTTCGTCCGTATCTCCAGTTGTCTCAGATGCTATCTGCAAAAAGTTTCTGCCTTCCTCGTCTTCCTCAGCCCATGCCTTGTAACCTTCTGCGGTTCTATCGAAGTACTTGTCGATGGTGCTCTCGTGTCTCTGATTGTTTTCTTTTTCTGCCATAATTTTCACGCTTTGAAAGTTCTACATCGGATTGTCTGTCTTGAGCTGTAATCTGCCATCCTTCTTTGATGCAGATTCTACTGGCATGTGCCACGTTGATCCAGCCTTGCCTGCTGGCATAACAACCTCTACATAAACGTCTCCTTTGAGACCTTTAATTGCTTCTCTTAATTGTTTTACTGTCATATTACTGAATGTTTAAAAGTTGCCACGGCTTCCCTTGGTAGGTTATGATGGGAGCCCACCCCATAGGTTGTGCCGTGGCGGTTCGGGCAAACGTTATAACTTTATAAACTAAACTACTTTTTCGCTGCTGTGCCAGTCTTGCCCTGACTGCGGCTCATTGCCTGCTGCGCCTTATTCTTGGCATCGTCGGCTGCTGCCTGCGCCTGCTTTGCGATTGCTTCCTGCTGCTTTGGCTTCTTGAAGGTCTCCTCTACGGTGGTCGTGCCTTCCTTGATGGCGTTGTACACACCGCCCAGCTTCTGAATGTCCTCTGCCGTGACTTCCTCGGCTGATTTTCCACCAAGGTAATCAAGCAGAATAAGGTCTGTTACCTGGTAGGCTTGGAAGCAGGTTACGCAGCTTTTCCACTGGCTCTGAACGCCAATCTGCTTGATGTGCTCGAGAGCCTTCGCCTGCACTTCCTTCACTACGCTTGATATTAAGACCTGTGGCACGACCTTGCAGATTGCGTTACGCTGTGCGATTGCCACAGCTGCATTGCCAACTACCACCTGCATGTCCTGCGAATAGGTGTAGCCTTTCGATGTCAGAATGCTGCGCTTAACTTCTACAGAGTAGGCAACGTTGCTCTCGAGGTCATGGCAGACGCCTTGTGCCGTGATGGTCTTGCCATCGTTTGCGATGATGCGACCAGCGATGCGCAGGTTCTTCCAGCAGGCAGAAATGATTTCCGTGAATCTCACGCTCGGACCCTCAATAATCGATACATGACCATCCTTGTCCTTGCGCTCAAGATGATAAAAGCAGTTGTAGGCTACATCATCGTCCATAGCTGCCAATGCTACCATGTTCTGCTTGCACTGCATGATGTCTCGAGGGAACTTGTGCGCTGTGGCAATCTGTCCGTCAATCTCCGAGCGGTTGATGGCTTCCAGCATTTCGCCACCGCTTACTTGAATAATCTCATTATCCATAATTCGTTAAATTTTAAGTTCAACATATCTTTTAATTAACTCTAGCGGAAGGCTGGGGATTCGAACCCCAGTTTGCTGCCAAAACTTACCCCACCATTGCCTGCTGCCGATGGACGCCCTTCCGTTGCAGGACGCACGCTGTCTGTTTCCGCATATTATGTCGCATGAATTGGATAACATATGAAAAGCTTTGCGTGCGCCCTTTGCCCTGCCGCTACAGGGATTTAAGTTTCAAATAACCGTTATAACTATCATATCATCTATTAAGCCTAAACCAGTTGAGCCATAAAAATGTCGAGCCTGCTTTCGTTAAAAGCGTCCATCGGGTCTTGGTCTGCGTACTGGCTGTTCTCCTCCAACCAGTCGTCCATCACGTCTTGATAGTTAACGCAGCCCTCGATGGCTTCCTCCAGACGCTCGCTTTCGTTGTTGCTATTCTTGTGCGTCACGACAGCTACGTTCCCGGTTCTGTCGCACCATACGCAGATGTCGCCTGCCTTTGTCTTGATGTCTATCCTTGCAACCGCTGGTTGCTGTGGCTCACGGTCTATCTCCTGCCAGATGGCTTCGTACATCTTCTTCCTGCACTCTTCGATAATATTCGGTCTCATTTTTCACATCCCTTTCTTCTTTTAATACATTCTGTTATATATTTATCTTCTGACCATTTTCTGCAACAACTTCTTTGTGACACAGTGTGATAACCCCTTGAACACCACCCTTCTTTTGTACCACATGTAGCCTCAAACCATTCACAGTTCTCACAACGCTTTATTTTAATAAACATGTTCATCCTTTGTTTAAATAGTTGAAGAATGTCAGACGTGCGTCCGCAAGCGTCTGCTTGTTGAACTCGCTCATCGGGAGTACTGGTATTCCGTCCAGTGATAGACAAAGCATATTGTCGAACTCCCTAACCTGGATGCGTCTTTCAGCTTCCTTCATAGTTGCCAGTCGCTTGCTGTCCTTTCGCTCCTGCTCCCACTTGGCGGTAAGCTGCTTCGCTTTTTCGTAGGCATTCATCATAGGGCAATCCTCCAGACTTTTTTAATCTCGCTGCCCTCGAAAACCTTGCGG